GTTGCTGTATCCTTCGCGCCGCCTGTCACGCCGTCATCGAGTAGGTTGGTCGCTGTGACAACGTGCGCATATGCGCTCTGATTGAGAATCAGCAATCTGTAACCTTCCTGGAGTTCTTCTTGGCTAAACTCTGCCATATGCTTACCCGATCAAAAGAGCGATGTGCTCAGACTGAACAGCCTTGACGCCCCATGCGAGCGCGACTTCTATGTGGATCTGGCGGTACTGTTTCCAGAGCGAGATTTCAAAAGTCAGGCCCGTATTCGGGTCGGTCATGTACATACGGTCGGCAGCACCGTCGCCTTCGATGGGGGCCAAAGGCGCACGAGCGATAAGCTTCAGCGCTGATCGAGAAAACCCGACGTTCGGGGTATACGAGCCGCCAATTGTCATCTCGGTTGCGTCTGCGATTGTTGCACGAACGCCCGGATTGCCGATGACGATATCACCTGTGGTCGAAGTCAAACCAGTGTTCACAATGTACTTATTGTTTGCGTCTGTTGCAAACGTAACAACGTCGCCGGCTTTAATACCAGTCACGTTGACAGTGCCGCCGTCGAGAGTCAGAGTAGTTTGGCCCACTACTTCGCCTGAACCGTTGTTGATATCGTAGCCTGTACCCGCGCCCGCTGTGTGAAGAGAGATTTGGCCAGATTCGTGCACCTGAAAACCATGAACAGGAAGCAGTGTGCCACCGCGCAGGGTTTGGTCAGAACCGGCATATGAAACTACACCGAGGTTTGCGAGAGTTCGCATTTTCGCGCCCGCTGCGGTGTTAATCACCATAGCACGGTCAGACATTGGCGCGCCGTTGTCGTCAAGGATGCGGCGAATTTCTGCCATATCAATGAGAGACGAACCAAAAGGAGTTGTGCCCGCTGTGCCGTATGCACGTGAAGCGTGTGTATAGGCTTCTACGAAAAGGTCGGCTTCGATCTCATTCACCAGAGCGCGGAACGCCTGAGCGAAACGCTGTGTCTGAATCGTGCCGTAAACGCCGCCGATGCTGCGCTGCTCTTCTCCTGTCCACATGATCGGCACCATCTTTGACTTGCTGATGGTAGCGTCTGTGTAGGTCATTGTTTGACCGCCAGAGTCTGGAGCATAAGCACCCGCTGTAATGCTGGTAGTCGACGCCGTAGGCGCAATCGGTGTGCGGATAGTTTGACCAACCGCCGCCTGCTCTGCGCTTGCGTCCATCGTCGCTGCCGGAATAAATCCGGTTAATTCACGGGATACGATTTCCCACGCGGTATATGCGTTGTTAATCAGGCCCGTCAGTGTGTTTGCACTTGCCATTATTTCCTCACTTGTTAATCAAGCACCTTCCCGCCGTCCTTTATGAATGCAGCCTGAGCCGCAGGGGTCTGCGCGAAAAAGTCGGTTCTGTTCATCTGTTTCGATTGTATGCTGGCAGTCCCGCCGGCTGAACCTGCGCCTGCGGAGAGTGTATTTTGCAGCAAAATCTTGTTGTCATCGCGTGCAATCCATTTCGAATATGCCTCTGCGATATCCAACTCTTGCCCGTCGATTTCTGCAACGGTGAGAAATTCACCATTTTTTTCGATGAGCTTTGGCTTTGCTTCTGCGTTGAACAGTGTCGCGGCTTTATTGATGTCAATCAAGCCCTTAGTCTGCCCTAGTGCCTTGAATACTGAATTGTTCACCTTTTCAGAGTGAAGACTTGCGCGAAGGCGTTCAGCCTCTGCTTTGTGCTTCTCTGCTTCCTTGGCTACACGTTCTGCATCTTTGGCCGCTTTTTGCGATGCCGTGAGACCGCTTGTTTCTACTTCTGACAGCCTGTTTTTCAGGTCGTCGTAATCAGATACTTTCGCGGTCAATTCCTCAATCTGTGCGCGATATTGCTCTTTTGCATTTGTCTTAGATTTCTCTATGACACCTTCGAGCAAACTTTTCATGTCCACTTCATTGAGTTTTTTTGGTAATGATACTGTTCGGCGGGTTTTTGGGTCAACAAACTCATAAACCTCGTCTTCAGTTCCCGGCTGTGCCGTTATAATCCATTCGCCCATTATTGTTCTACCTCTTGCTGAGTTGCTTCACCATTTAAGCCCGGTTCGTCAGGTAGACGTTTAAACTCTTGATCTGCAAGAGCCTTCGCGTTTTCCTTTGGGAAAAGCATTTTGACGATCTTTTCAAGGGCGATACGTGAAAGGTCAGGAAGGGCCATGTCGTAAACAGCCTTCAGCCTCATAAATTCAGCAGCGACGTCGCTCTGCTGAAATTCCCTCGTATACTCAATCTTGATCTGATCCTCAGAATAATTTTCGCCCATCCACTTGCCAGCGATGCGGAAAATAAATTTTTCGCATTCTTCGAGGGCTTGTGAACCTGCTTTTAATAGTGCTTCTGTCTTTTGAAATTCTTTCCCCATGGCGGCACCGCTCTGGACATAGCTTTTGTCCCGGTCAACGTCCATGCCGATTTTACGGAAAATTTCGAGGATGTAGATATTCAGGGCTTCTTTGAATGAGGATATTTCTTCGAGCTTGGCCCCGTCAAAATATGGCCCTTTACCGGCCTGAGCGTTAAAAGCCACAATCGGCGAATCAGAAAGCCCCTTTTTGGCTATCTCTTCCGGCAAGTCATCTTTTGCCACAATCGGGAAAAACAGGCTTTTGAATGTTCCGCTCGCGAGCATCTCCTCAAGGTAGCTCATCACGTTGTAGATGGCTTTGGATAATATCGCGATGTCTTCCATCGGTGAGTCTGAGATATAATCATCTTCGATGTCGCGAAAGTTCACGAAATGAAAAGGCACCTCGCCGAGTGGGTGCGGTACAGGCTCGCCAGGTATAACGCTTTTCTTTACGTCTTCTTTGATCTCGAAGTCTTGATAATATTGCCGAGTCCACAGTCTGTAGATTTTTGTAGGCTTAGCCTCAGAAAGCGGCGATTCTTTAACCGTGCGCGAATCATCAAGCAAAACCCATTCAAGGTTCAGCATGTCGTCACATGCAAAATCACGTATCTGCCACGGCGCGTAGATACATGCATACGGCTGCACCTTCGCCGCCAATCTGTCCGCCTCTGTCCTGATTACTTTTGGGTCAAACGATGGCGAATCTACCAAAACGCCCACAGTGTAGCTTGCTGCTTGCGTCGCTACTGACTGCATGAATGAGTCAATGCCCTTACGCTTAGATGCGCGCTTTTCTATCGGCTTTAACTTATCTGGAATCTTGCGGTCTACTGGCTGTGCCCAAAGAAAGCCAGTGAGCAGGTCAACAATTGGCTGAAGGAAGTTAATGTACACCGATCGCTTTTTGCGCTTCTCATACGCTTTTGACCATTCGCGCTCGTATTGCTCTAAATGTGATTTTGAAATATACTCATAGCCGCCTCGGTATGAGTCAGAAAGCAGACGGTAAATAGAGTCTTTCGACTCTAATTTAGCGTTGCGCCGGGTTCGTATAATGTCGTATGCGTCTTGCACTTGTCATTTGTGGATCCCTTCCCAGTTGATAGGGCGTTATCATGCGCCGCATGCGATGTCAATCAATAATCTGTTTCGGTATACGCGCGCATCACGTCATAGTTTACAGCTGCCGCAGTCCCGCCGTCAATCAGTTTGCACGGATGAACATCGGCTTCGGTGGCGGCGCTGCAAATCTCTTGTACAGATACCGCAGTGCGTCAAGGGCGTGGTCTTTCTCTTTCACGGGTTCGTCTTTCGTGCTCGACTCTTTCCATTGGTAGGAATAGATTTCGTCTATCAGATTCGTGCAGCGCCGATTGATTAGCACCTGGCCACGGTTGAAACCGTCGTAAAGCTGATTGATGCCTGACGGGACGTCTTTGTCTGCTTTCTCGGTGGGGATGCCGTGGTCTTGCAGAATCTTCCTGTCGCCTGCGTCATGGTCTGCAACCGTCGCCTCTACCTTGCGCGCTCCTGTCCGCTGTTTGATAATCTCCGCATGCGCCGGTGTCGTTACCCCTGCTTGATAGTGCTCATCTTCAACGTACAGCGTTTCATTTGCCGGGTCATAGTATG